TTATATCTCTTACCAATATATGAAAGAACATCTTCATCCTTTAAATCAACTCCTGCAGGTATTGGGTCTATTATAACCTCTTTATCTGCTTCATTGTTTTCTTGATTTAACGACTCTTCGTGTTTATCAAGTAACTTCTGTTCCACCTCTTGAACACTCTTAGGTTCAAGCATTTCTACGGCTCTAACTTTATATTCCATTTGATTTGATTTTATTTATACAAAAATAGATAAAAATTTTGACATTTTTATCGAGGTTCAAATTCAGCTAAGTCAAAGCCATCCAAGCTATCCTCATTTGACTCAAAATTCATTGGAGGCAAATTGTTCTTTCTTTGATTAATTAACTTAGATTGCTCGGTATTTTGTTGACTAATTCTTTTAGATTTTGAATCCTCTTTCATTTGCTCTCTTTGAGTCAAAGTGCCTACTTCAACACCGTGTAACTGCATACTATATTGGAACTCTTCACGCATTAGGTAGGATTTCATCTCAGCTTCTTTCTCCATCTTCTGAATATCAAATGCTACCTCTGCTTGCTTAATCTGCATCTTAGACCTTGTCTCTAAGTCAATCTTCTGCATTGCAACCTGACCTGCCATCTCTTGAGACTTCAATTGTTGTTGAGCCATCATTGCTTGCTTCTGCATCTCATTCTTCTCTAAACGCTCTTGAGTCTTAATACGCTTCATCTTAAGTAATTGATTAGCAAGTTTAATATTGCGAATCTCACGTATGTCAATTGCATCCTCAAGGTTAATATCACCTTTAGATAATGCCATTTGGATATTCCCTTCAAGCTGTGCTTTTTGTTCTTCATCAGGAGAAACCTCAATGAATATACCAAAGTCATAAATATAAAGGTCTTTTATCTCCTCTAATATAGATACATTGTACTTACCAATTTGATTAGCAAACTCGTCTTTAAAATCAGCATATTGCAAAATGTCAGCAACTCTATAAGTTAAAGCCTCTGCTAATGAACGATAAACATACAATGAACCATCAAGGATATGTCTTGTAGCTGTATTAGAGTTTAATGCAGCCAACTTTTGTAGACCAACTAATGAGTTTGGGTCAGGGTTAGAACCATCTCTTGCTTCGTTAAGACCGGTCACAGACCTAATCATATCAATGTAGTGGTTCATATTAGTAATCAACATCTGCGTTTTAGCAGAGCCTGAGTTAGATGTTAATTGAGTAATAGGGACTCTTGCATTATTAAAGTCTCCATCTTGGGTATAACTTCTACCAATTACACTACCTGTTTGGAAGTATAATCTTAAAGCGTCCTCAGGATTGTATGCATTGCCTGTCCCTAAGTCAATTTCGTTTAGACCATCAGCATCAATAAAGACACCATCCGGCACAGTACGAGCAATAACTTGTTGTAATTTTAAATGTGTAATTTGAATCAAGTCAGCAAATGGTATCATCCTTCTGCATAATGATTCAATGACTCCCTTGTACATACGTGGAGCACACGCTACGTAATTTGGTAATGCGTGCTGAGACGCTGATTTAGGACGAACCATATTCTCAGACATTCTCCACTGCAAAATAATATTGGTACCCATTACCATAATACCTTCGTACCAAACGTCAATTGTTTTATCAATCTTTTCAAAGTTACCATCTTCCATCATTTCTGTTGGAGGATTAAAAGTTTCATCTTTCTCAATAACACGAGAACCACCACCTTCAAGTTTTTTCTTTTTATAAACTACTTTCTTTGTGGTTTTATAATTGAAATACATCAACGTACAAGTATCACGAGCAAACATACTATTCTCATAAAATTGTGCTACGTTATAATAATCGTACCATCCTTGGCTATATTGTGTAATTTCTTGTAAATCTTCTCTTGTTAAAGATTGGTCAATCTTCATTAACTCTAATACAGGAAGTGTTTTAATTTCTCCCCAATAAAAACAATCTTTAAAGAATGGGTCTTCTGTATAACTATAAACAATGTTAGCAGGGTCAACGTATGAAATTTGAACGCCTGTACCTTGTAAAAATTCGTGTTTTGCAACCTCAATACCAATTACTGTTGCATCGTAATCAAGTCTCTTTCTTAAATCGTCATAATGATTCTCATCAAAAATAGTATTGATTGCTTCTTCTTCTGCAATCTCAATAGCAGGCTTAAACTTAAGCTGCATATACAATGATAATTCTTCATCTGTTTCAGGAAGTTGCTCAGGGTCCATCATAAATGTATCAACACCTGTCTTATCTTTTATGGTTGTCAAAATATCTTTTGATACCATTTGCGACTCAATCATATCTTGATACTTACTTCTTTTAGCTTGAGACATTGCATCTTGTGCATATGCCTTAACTTTAAAAAGTCTATCAGACATTCCGTTAACAACGATGTCAACAAACTTTGGTATAATAGGAACAGGAGTCCAATCTAAATTTAGATAAGATAAATCTCCGTCAATAGCTAACTCATTTTTATATTTAGAGATAGGCTGCTCTCCTCTTGCATACAATCTTAGTCTACGGAAATCTTTCCATTGACTATAGTACCTACAAGAGCTACCATCTTTTCTAAACCACTCATACTGTATAGCTTGCCCTATTTGTAAGCCAAAGGAATCTGATGCTTTTTCGGCATCAGTTGCCATCTGACTTGGGAATGATACAGCGTTTATTGCTATTGCTAAATTTTTCATCTAATCAATTGACTTGTTGTTCCTTCGTTTTTATACTTAGCGAAGTTAATAATTAATTTTGATTCTTTTTTCTCCGGCATATATAAGTGCTTCTGATTAGCCATAATGCATAATCCTGAACTAATAGAAGCATCAAATTTTGTTCTGTCGTTTATATCAAATCTTGCCCAATCCTCAAGAGTTCTTGTAAATGGCATTGTGCCCATTTCTTCAGGGTCTCTGTATTTTGCTTCTAAATCTAATCCTACAAATTTCTCAATGTAAGACTCAATTGCAGAAGCGTGTGCTTGCTTTACATCTTCTGATGAGTTTGGAATCCCGCCTAACTCTTTTTCAGTCTTTGTTAATTTAGCCATTTGCTTATCCGGTCTATTAATAGAGAAACCTCTGTATCCTCTATTTTTTATATGGTATAAAAGTCTTGGCTTGTTATTTTCCACTAAGATAGGCATTCCGTAGAATATGCACGCCATTAACACTTCTTCAAAAAATATTTCTGCTGTTTGTGGACGAGCAATATATTCTAAAAAGAATTGATTAACAGGAGCATCGTCCATATGAAACTTAGTCATACCGTGTAGTGCACCATTAGAACCACGTCCACCAACTACGGCTGAGATGTCATAAGAGTCACAACCAAATGAGCCAAGATGCTCGTTGCCGGGATACTTGATTCCATTGCGTATGTGAATATTGTTCTGCATATGCTTAGGTGGTGCCCAAGCAATATTAAATCTACCACGAGTATCAGGCATCCATATTACCTCAGTATCTTTTATGCCATCTTTCCACGAGAAAGACCCACGAGTAAGGTAATGTTCCTTAATCATTGAGTCATTATAGTCAATCTGCTGATATAGTTTAGTTTACTTAAACAAAGCCTGCTTACTCTCATCTCTGAAAGCGTGAGACTCTGTGCGTGGGAACTGACGATAAAATTCATTCAGTGCATCAGCGTCACTCTTTAAAGAGTCAACCTCTGCCTCCCAATAGTCAATGGCTCCATTTATAATCCAATTGCCATCTACGCCCATTACAGGCTCATCAGGCTTACGGAATACAGGATGACCATATCTATCAATAAATCCTTCCATATTCCGTTCCATAGGCACAAATAGGGCATATAAGCCACTTTTAGTCTGTCCGTTAGCGTTACGAACTTTTCCATTTGAATCCTCGTAAATATCTTTATAGTTTTGTCCTCCTTTTGAAAGTGCATTTGAGGTTGAACCCATCATACACTTACCAATAATCTTGCTACCTAATCGTAAGCAAGTTTTAGTTACACGCCAATTCTCTTTAATGTTTACAGGCTTAGTCCATTTAGCAGACTCATCGTGAGCCAAGAAGAGTAGCTTCTCTCCATCATAAGAGTTGTCTTCCGTATTCTTCCAATCTATTGATGTATCTAATCCGTCAATCTCATTGTCGTTAGACTCGTACATATTCTTCTTAGTAATCTTAGATGCCGGAACCCTGAATGCCAACTCTGTCTTTGGCTTATCCATACCGTCCATTACAGGTTTAAAAAAGAATGGAAGGCGACTATTGATTGGAACTACCTTATCAGTAAACATCTTTTTAGCATCGGCACCCGTTTTAGATAGGATACCTATACGTGCGTCACGTGCGAGCGTACCTATATTAATACATTCTGAGGATGACATAAATGAGAATCCCGAACGTCTAATCTTTAGGTATATCATACCAAATGCCCTTGGGTCAGCACGACACGCTTCCCAAAATATCCAATAGATTCGGTTTGCTTCACGAAAGTCAGGATAGCCAATGTCAATACTTGCCCATTGCAAGTACATATAATGAGAGCCGGTTATGTAGGTTTTAACACCATTGTTCATAAACCAAGCCCCCTGCTCTCGGTAGTCAAACTCCTGCTCGATGTAATCTACCCAACGGTCTTTAAATTCTTTTGGCTTTTCGTTCCATTGAAATATGGATTGTATTTTAAACAACTCTCGGGGTAGTTCGTGACGCTCCCAATATTGTTCAGCTTTAGTGGAGTGTCTTTGAAGACACTTATCGGATGTAGCGGGAAGAGCAATAATTAATCCTTCTATCTCTACTATTTGCCCTATCTGTCCGGTCTTTGAAATTACAATAACATTATACTGAGGATTATAACCATACAGCCACGACCTCACCCTATTTTTATTAGAGATGACGGCAGCCGGTATATGGTTCTCCACTATACGGCATAAACTATTGCTTTGACCTTCTTTCTGCAAATCCTTGTTTTGTGTCTGTTTTACTTATTCCTCTATCTAC